ATGTAAACCAAGAGCCTACACTATTATGTCCACTAAGAAAACCACCTACATAACCTGTATTATCTTTAGGTAGGTAGCGAGCCATCTCAGCTTGAAACTGCTCTTCTTTCTCCGCTACTGTTTGAAATGCCATTGTTTACTTATCCAAGTCGTAAGGTATACTTGCAAATAAATCTTCATTAGTATCTAAACTTGTATCATAAGTAGTACTACCTTCAATCGCAACTCTATTGTTTTTATAATACTTTACAGGGTCTTTTCTAAATTTCATTAACTCTTCAGGAGCCTGCGTTAGAAACCATTGAGCAGCAGATGAGTCACCTACTTGCGCTCCTATCCAATCACCTACAGCATCTTCAGCATTTTCATAAGTCTTTTCAGTTTGACTCATAAACATTTCTGGCATTAAATCAACTAAGCTATTTCTAACTTGTCCTAATATTTGTCTAATTTCAGACTTAGCTTTGTTTCTTTTGTATACTCTTGTAAAGTCACTGTCTTCAGTTTTTATTTCTTGTGCTACGTAAGTTTCAGAGTCTCCTTTAGTTTTTGGGTCGACTAACTCAGGTAGTTCTGTTTCTGTAGAAGTACTATCTATTGAGTCAGAACCTTTAAAAGTTAAACCTGCTTGTTCATAGACACCTTGTTGTACATACGCTTCTTGTCTCTGCCCTACATAATTATTCATAGATGTAACATATGTACCAGAGCCTGTACCTACTTTATCATTTATAAGAGTTGCTGCTTCAGCGGTTGTATTAACTTTACTAGCATCTATATCAGGTAAATTCTTAGCCATCCACATAGCTATAGCTGCTCTCTCTCCATTTACACTAGCATCGTTTTGGAATTTTAATTGTAAAGAACCAGTGTATAAAGCTTTAGCTCTATCTATTAAAGCATTTTCTGTTTGTAATTCTGTGTTAACAATGTTAGCTTCTGTCTGAGCTGATTGCAATATTTGTTTGCTAAGCTCGTCAGCCTTTTCAGGGCTTACTACTCTTATTCTTTCTATAGCAGCATCTCTTCCTGCCTTAGTACTAAAGTCAGAAGTTTCATATATTTCTTTTAATAAATCTTCTTCATCTTGAAACCCTGCCATCTTACCTATATTCTTAGTCATCATACCTGCACCAGAAAAAGCTAATTGCATAGGCGCACTTGTGTATCCTTCAGAAGTAGCTACTGATACATCGTTAGGGTTAAAATCAAACATTCCCATTACTTATCTCCTATATCCTGTTTCTATTATAATGTCTATCTGTCGCTAAAGCTCCAGACTCAAATTGAAATTTAGTGCCTTTAGGCTGTGCTTTTGGATTATATGATGATTGTTGATTAGAGCCTCTAAAACTATTTATTGCGTTTGCAAACCCACCATACCTACCTGCTGTAGCATTAGCATTAGTTAATGAAGCTCCTGACATAAATCTAGAACCCATAATAGCTGCATTACTTAACATACCACCTGTCTTCATTCCTAAATTAGCATACTCTAAAGGTAATTGCCCTACTGAAGCAGCAGAACTTACATCTCCACTTATTCTATTTCTATAAGTATCTATTAATCCTTGGACTCTATCTTCAGCAGTCATTCTTCCTTGCATGTTTGCAAGATTCTGTCCTTCTGCTAATGCTGCTTGGCTACCTGCTCCTCCAGAAGAACCTAACATTCCTCTAGCTGCTAAAGTAGCATCTAATTGTTCTCTAGCTGCTTCTTGTTCTGGTCCACGTAGCTCCATTCCACGGTCATAATACCGTTGAGCAGCTTCATCTGGACTACCTTCTAAACCTTGTAGGTAAGTTCTATTAGCATCAGCTGAACCAAAGAATCCTGTTTGTTGTTTAGCAAAATCTTCAGATAATCCTAGTCCTATTACCTTACCATCATTATCAAATTTAGCACCACCTAAAGAACCAGTAACATCATAAGGCATAGAGTTATCTAATGCGTATTTAGCTGCTGCTTCTTGTCCTGCTTGGTTTTCTGCTGCTGATTTCTTAGCTCCTTTAGAAGCTATTGCGCCTGATATTGCGCCTGCTATTAAATCAAATACACCTGCCATCTCTATCTCCTAATCTATTATTAAATGTACTGCTGTCATATCTTCATCTGTCCAGAAATCAGCATCAACTATCGTTCTTAACCACGCTATGTTACTTGTACTATGAATTTCCCATTCTCTATCACCCATCTCGGCTGTTTTTCCAGCATTAATACTGTCAACTGTTATACAAAGTCCTTCGTAGTAATGTGCTATTTGTTCTGCTGTTGGCATATTATTGTCCTGAATAAGTTACTTTAAATGTAGTACCGCCATTACCTGAAGAACTAATACTAAAACCATTTGCTAAACCAGATACAGTACCACCTACATATAAGACATGAGAGCCTCCTGTGTTACTAGCACCTGTTCCATCCGAATCTGTTCCAAGTTGAGCTTGACTGTAAAATGAAACATAAAATCCTGCTGCTAAATTAAAATTTAACCTTGAATCTTGCGCTCCTCCACTACCTTCTGTGTAATTTGGTTGTGCATCAAAAGCTAATGGATAAGTTTGAAAAAAAGTTGTTCTTAAATTATCTGAGTTACCACCTGGTCCTATACTATAAGTAAATATCTCTGTACCTATAGCATATGGATGTCTTGTCCAAAGTTTTGTACCATTAAGATAAACATTATCCATATCAGTACCATTTAACTTGACATCGTGTTGTCCAGTTAACTTGCTACCATTAAAGTAAATATCTCCAGCCATATTATGTTGTCACTATGTATAAATCTCCGCCAGATGTATAAATCTTAGCGTGTCCAAATACAGTTTGACTTGCTCTAAGAGCAGCGTGAACTACTACATCTGCATCAATTGCTGCTTGTACCATAGCTGTACTAGCTGCTTGTGTTGTGTTAGTAGATGTTGCAGCAGTAGGTATAGTAGGTACTCCACTTACTGTTAATGTTGATAAAGTAGTATTTCCTGTTACTCCTAATGTGCCACCTACAGTTCCATTTCCTGTTACAGCTAATGTCCCTGCTACTGTGCCATTATTTAGTGCAAAACTTTCATTAGCTTTACCATTAATATCAGCTTTAGTATTTACTGCTGTTCTTACTGCTGAAAACTCTGTATTAAAATCTCCTCCAGATATTACTTTGTTAGCATCTGAATCTGCTAAAGCATCCTTACCACTCCATGCTACTGCTATAGTATAATCACTCATCGTATTTTTCCCTGTTTAGATATAATTGATAAATCTTGAATAGAAGTATCGTAACCGTTACTAACAATACTTAAGTTTAATTTTAATTGTTTTGCGCTCCCTGACAAAGATGTTCTATATTCTTGTAATCCATACACAGGTGTAAAAGTAGAATTACTAGGATGTGTAGTAGCTACGTGAGTATGAGTAGCTGTCGTTGCTCCGTATAAAGAACTTGAAGCACCCCATAAAGCTATGATACCGGATGTTACAGGATTTAAAGCTATTTGTACAGTAGAAGATGGATTGATGTTATAATCTACATACCATTTTAATCCTAAAATAGCACCTGAGCCTCCTTGTAAAACAAGAACCATTCTTTTTAATAAAGCAGCAGTATAAGATTCTCCCATTTGAATCCATATAGAAGATATATCAGCAGTGATAGGAGCATTAGTTAATACAACAGCGCTAGAAACAAAAGACATATCAACATCAAAGAAACCTTCATAGCTTGCTATTCCTCCGTCTTTCTGTCCTGACATTAACCCACTATATAACTCTGAATCAATCATAGCTGAAGGTTCTCTATTATTAAGAAAACTCCAAGTAGTTACTCTAGGAGTTTCATTAGGAGTAAATTGTTTAAAGTCAAAAACATAAGTTATGTTATTGTCTACAAAAGTTAGAATATAAACACCTTCACTTTCTAAATAAACTGATTTTACATTTGTACTATTACCAATATTTCTAATTAATGTATCTTTAATATTAAGACTATAATCAGTTAAAGGTAAGTTTTCTTTTTCTGTTGTACGGTTTAATGAACGTAATCCTGTAGCTGATAAGAATACTAAATCATCTCCAATTGTTTGTACTGAATCTCTATTAACACATCCTATACCACTAATTACTTCATCTAAAGCCATGTTAGCAGGGTCAGTAGGTGTGTTATATATTGCTATATTACTCTTACCGAATATAACTAACTTTCCAAAGAAAGGTGCTATATGAACTATCTCATCATTATTCCAAACTGTTTTTAAATCAATAAAGCCAGAACCAGTACCATTCCAATCATCACCATCTAGTAAAACAGAATAATAAAGAACATCTTTTGCTGCTGAAATACCACCACACCAAAGTCTACCATAAAAACCCATACCACAACTAGGGTTAAATGTAGTAACTCCTGCTGGTGTTGCGTATGATGTAACTGCTACATCGTTGTTATGTGTTGCTGCACTTGAAGAACCTACACCTCTAGTTAATCCTACAAATGTCGTAGCTGTAATACTTGTATAAGAAAGAACTTCGCTTTCTATAAGTAATGTACCTTCAGGTGGAAAACCTACTGTACTATCTACTGTTATAGTAGTAACAGAATTATTTATATTACTACCATCATTTATTGCAGTAGCATTTTGATGAGCAGACCAACGCTCTCCAGTATCAGAAGCTCCACTATATCTTTGAGTTACAACACCTGCATGAAAACAATGTAATCTATTGTTAAAGTTTACAAACTGCCAATTACCTGTTGAATTAGCTACTGTTCTTTTAATGTTAGCACCAGAAGCAAAAGCAGCATTAGGTGCAGTAAAGTCTACTGTGTAAATAGATGTACCAAAACTAGCAAATATCTTATTAGTACCTTGGTCGTTATGTTCTATCATAGAACCTATAGCTGTGCCAGTAGGTACAACTTTCTGTTTAAACCCTTTTCTAAATGATATTCTTCCAGATTCTCTTATCATTACATTGTCAGCAGATGTAAGAAAAGTAGGAGATAGAGTTGCTGGATTATATTGTGTATTTAATCCATTAACACCTAAGTCACTTAAAGGTTGATAAACTAATTCTTTAGCCACTAGTATTTATTTCCCATGTACCAATCAGATTCATATTGAGCATTACCACTATCCATCATAATAGCTTGAGAAATAGAACTTGCTGCTTCTTCAGCTGCTAAAGATGATTGTGTTCCACCATCTTCACCACGTTCTGATAAAGCTCTAGCATAAGCACCTAGTATTACTGGCTTGCTTGGTATCTTTAATATATCAGCAGCAGCAGTAAGACTGTTTTGATACTTAGCTATATCAAAAGAAATAGCTTGAACAGTTGAAGGTATAGGAGATAAGTCTACTTTTAAATTATTAGAACTATCTGTTCCATTAAAACCATAGTAGTGAGGTTCACCTGTAGGGTCAGTAGGAAACTTCTGCCTATTAAGAAAAGTCCTACTTGCTTGTAACAGTTCGTTACCTGTTGCTTGATTTATAACATCTAGTACTTTAAACTCTTGCCCTGCGCTAAGATTATAATTCTTAGTGCCTACTACTGTATTAAAAGTAACTGTTTCTCTTAAAGCCATCCAATCATTATAAGACTCTATACTTCTTTTGGAGTCATTAACTAAAGCACCTATAACTTTATGGTAATCAGAAACTACTGTGCTGTCATTTAAAGCACCACTCCAATCAGAAGCAATTGTAGTTTCTCTTAATCTTATTAGTACTTCATTAATTAATTCTCTGTATGTCATTACTTCCCCTTAGCTAGTTGCGCACCAAAGTAAAACTCTATAATCATTGTCGCCCATCCAAATATCTCATCCATCTTTAATACTGAACCTGCTTGAATTGTTACATAATCTATTACATCCGGTGTTATTTGAAAGCCTAAGAAACTAAAGCCTTCTATAATTGTAGGTATTACTGTAGGAACATTAAACCAAACTGGAGCTACTTGAGTAAAGATTATTAAAGCTAGTATAACTAAAATAATAATTCTTCTATTCATAGCAGCCATCGGTGATTCTTTATCTGCTCTATCTCTAGCTTGATTAATAGAATCATTACGTACTTGTAAGTTCTGTATCATTAGCTTTTGGTTCTCTGCTGCTGCTTGACTCTTTAATGCTAATAGCTTACCTATAAATCCTAACATTATAGGTGCTATATTTGTTATAAATCCTATCACGATAAACTCAACAGAAGTAAATAACATTCCATTGGTGCTATATTTATTATAAATCCTATCATACTATACTTAGTGCCTCTATTATCCCTATCTGTGTGATTACGTACCATCCTATAGCACCATAAACACTCCACTTAATCTGTAACATAC